AGCTATATTAGTAATTATGGATCAGTCGGTAAGGCTACAGCAGCAACTAGAAAAGCCTACTCATCAGCTAACGTAATAGATGTTTACGTTCTGGAGAAAGCTTCAGATCTTCAACTACAAAGAGCTACTACTAATTTTAAAACTCAACTACTTACAGCCATGAATAAAAAGAAAATGGCTACTGATGACATCGTAATAGTTGATGGATTAATAAGAACTTTAGATCTAGAAGTTACAATTAAAATTGATGAGGAATTAAAAGATAAACAGAGCGAGATAACCAGCAAAGTTAGAGATGCAATTCTAACATATATGAATGTCGATAATAGAGAGTTTGGCGAGTCTCTATCAGTAGCAGAACTCAATAGACAAATCTTTGAAATCGACGAGGTTAGATTCTCTAGTTTGGATAACCTAGCTCAAGATGTTACAATAGATTTCAATGAGATTATTCAATTGAATAATTTAACAATTAATATTGAATTGCTTAAGTAATGGATAATGTAGATCGTTTTAATCCTTCGATAAGGAGCTATCACAAAACTAATTTTGTTGATATTTTAGAAAAGGTAATACCTAGTTTTTATATTACCGATGATTATGAATTGAGTGGAACTCAGACAAATCCTCTGTCTGAGATTATAAACTGTAATATAAAACTAGCTAGTAAAATTTCTAATGTTCTATCTATTTCGTCAGTTCCCGGAACCCAAACAAAGAACTTAGGAAATATTAGCGGAATATCTCAATACTTTGTAAAGCAAAACGATCTTACTAAGATAACTCCTTATACATTTGAAACCAAAATATTAGCTCCACTTGGAACTTCTTTACTAAACTTTAGCACAAGTGCAGCATTTAATAGCTACCTATCAGCAAACCTTTTACCTAAGATTCGTTTAGCAACATCTACACAATCACACGCTCTCGAAGCAAATAAAACCACATTATCTGCATTAACTCTAAATGCTAATGCTAGCAGCGTACATAATTATCTAGTTGATAATCTTGGATGGTTTTACTTCTTAAATACCTCTGCAAGAGGAGGACTTACTTATTCTCCATCAAGTTATGTTCTTGAATCTTTAAATACATTATACACTGGAAATACTCTTGAGACTGTAGACGGTATTAAAGGTGTTACTGAATATTTATGGAGAAATAATTCTGTATGTTCTTTCGGAGAGTTTTTACCAGCAGCATATATTTCAGGAACATCAGATGCTATTCTAAATGTCTCAGCAGGTATTCCAGCCACATACACTAGTGGTATTCAAAAACTAGAAGCTTTAAAGACACTCATTGATGTAATTTATTCTCCGCTGTATATTGATAAACAAGATTTTGCAGTAAAGAATGCCTTTGACGATTACATGAATACTTCATACTATCTAACTGATAGTGTGTCAAAAGGTCCTCTAAGGAAGCTTCTAAATGTATTAGGTTTTAATTTTACAGATATATCAAACGAAATAGAAAATATTGGATTGATATATGATATTAATAATGTTAGAGAAGAGCACTTACAACATATAGCGGATCTAATAGGTTTTAGATTACGAGGAAACTCTACTACTAAATGGAGACATCAATTAGCAGTCGCTGTAGACCTTTATAAATCTAAAGGAACTCTTGCATCAATTCAAGCTGCTTTAAATGCTTTAATTGTAGATTCGGTATTTGATATTTCAGGAAATGTTCAAGAGCTTTGGGAATCTTATTTACCTCACATTATTTGGTATTCTTTAGCTACAGAATCTCAATTGTTTAAAAATCTAACAACTTGGACAAGTGAGATAGCTAAGAAGTGTGGCGTATATGAATATAGTATGAATAGTCTAGAAGAGAATCTCAGGATGGCTACAGATTCAATTATTCTAGATATGTATAAAGCTTTTCCTGAGAACTTCTTATTTAATGGAAAACCATTTGATCCTCTTAGATTATATCGTGTTGATAAGAATGGAAATGAGTTAGGATTATATACCGTTGTTGGAGAACCCAACATGAAACCTTTCCATTACCATGAGTACGGTGGAAGAGAGTATAGAGGATACAAAACTTTAGCAGAACTAAATAGTGAATCAAGAGCATTTGAAGTCGCTACGGGATATGGTGCTTTAGGTTCAGGAGTATACATGGCAGGATTGGAGCATCCAGATCCAGATGAGCCTATAGTATATTTAAAACCAGCAGGAGATATTAACTTCTTATTTAATTACAGAGGAAAGTATAATTATCCACTACCTCCTTTTGAGGAAGTAAAATACTATAGAGATTCTACGGTAACTTCTGACATGATAAAATTCATGACAGAAAGATTAAAGTGTTTTAAAGTTAATCAAAGTTTTGCAGATAATGTAAATACTTTTATATTAAGTAGCGCAGTAACAGATTCAACAGATCTAGGTGCATTAAATGAATGGTTGATGTTCTTTAGTTCTGTTCAAACTCCTCCAAACTTTAATGACGTAATTTCAAATATATCTGATTATGAAAAAGATATTTTAAGTTTATGGAATGGAAAGTCTTCTCACTTATTTATCAATTTTGAAGATACTGATTTTGATTTTAGCAAAACTACAATGGAAGGTGATGGAGCCAATGCATTGTACGAGGCTGCTAGAGTATCAAGAGAATTTGCACCAGCACATACAATTACTAGAGTTAACCTAACTGGAAGAGCCACAGATGATTATACCGATTACGAGTCTAGTTCAGCTTACATTGCTTTTGATCAAGAAGAATTACCAACGAGCTATACGTCAGCATCAGTCTTAGCTGGTTTCCAATATAGCGGTGTTGCGTTATCATTTGCCACAGGAGGTGGAGATAGCAACTTAGGATCTGATGGAGGTAGAGGAGGTTTAAATACCTTTAAGAGAAGTAGTGTTGATAGTATTACCGATTCTTTAGTATCCTCTACATCAACAATCACTCCATTACAAAATGTAAGAAGACGCAGTGTAAGAAGAAGAAATCTAAAGTATTTATTACCCCGTGAAGGTTACTATGACAGAACAGGGTTCAATGCTCCTGATTCTTTACACGCTTCGACTCTAGAATACTCAATGCCGTCTTCCTTAGGAGAGCTTACTCTAGGATATGTCCCATCTGCTGGAAGATTCCATCCAGTAGTTGATCCAGTAAACCCTTCAGGTGTTTGGCATTCTTGTGAGAGTCTTAACTCTTCAAGACAGTTCTCTGGAGTATTTACAAGTGCAACCTATCCTTATAGAGGATTATCAGGATTGGATAATGCTAAGGCTAGATATTCTGATAGAGGACAAGTTCCTCAAATATACATAACCATGCACGCACTTCTCAATGAGAAGGCTCGATCTTACGCTGCTAAACTCATAGAGAATGATACTAGTTCCTATGCATCTGATGATTATTGGAAGAATAATGTAGAGAGTTTAGCTAATCAACTAATAGCTAATGGATTCACTCTAAACTCGTTTGATGAATATGAAAACTTTAGTTTCGGAACAGGAATGCACAAAGTTCACCGAGACTATTGTAAGTATTTTGCAAAACATGATCTATCAGATAACACACTAGAGAAAACTGGTGGAAATATTTTTGCTCAAGTGTTTGGTTCTGGCTTATTTAATTGTGATTTCTCGTTAGCTGGATCAGCCGGATCTTCTTATATAAATGCTACAACTCCCTCGGTAAGTTCCGTAAACTCAGCAACTATTTGGAATACTTCTAATACGGGAACCACCATAGCTAGTAGCACTGGTAGAACAGTTATACCATTAATAGGTTCGTTTAGTGCAGGACAGTCATTTAATGCTGAGTTTAGAAATCCACATATACTAAGCGGTATAGAGTTATGTGATATCTCTGGTGCCCCAGCTAGTAATCAGTTTACTATCTTTAAACTTGATCCATCTACAGCAGTCTTTAGAATGGAAAACTATCTGGTTAGCAATACAGTAGTAAAATGTAAATCGGTTGGAGGATTGCCTAGACTTAGATTTGATTTATCTTCTTACGGAGATAGAAGAAACTACTTGATTCCAGATCATCAATTCAATCTAAGAATAAATGCACTCGTTGGAGACGAAAGAGAAAGACTGTTAGGGGGAGGAAAGCTAGGAGTATGGATCCATACTCAACCAGTTAGCGGAGTTCTTTGGTCTTGGGTAAATAATACATGGACGCCCTCCAATGAAACTGATATATCTCTAAACCTAGTTCTAAATAATTTGTCAAATCAATATCTATTTGAACTAAAAAATCAAGATGTTGTAGAAGAAGGGCTTCCTTGCTACGCAGATTTTGAAAATCAAACTTCTAATAATGATAAATCTTTAAATTCAATAAAGCAAAGTTACCTTGAAACATTCTCAATAACTTTTGATACACGAAACTTTACTACAGAAAATAATTATGAATATTTAGAAGTTCTTCCTATAAGTGATGAGAACTATCAAAAAGTAAATCAAGTTCATAAGGATAGCACAAACTATATTATTGAAGTATTCTTTGTGCCTAATCGAGATATTAATAAATATCTATTGATTGATTCGATAGAATTACAAGACTTAACTTTAAGAGAGAATGCTGGACTAGGCACTGGTTACGGAGTAGAGACTGAAGGAGTTCCCTTAAAGAAGTTTGTTAAAGAGGATAAAGTCTATCTCAATAAAGAACAACTAAGAGATACATTAAAATTCTTTAATGGATTAGCTGGCTTAGAAACTGGATTATATTCCACAAATATAGCATCTAGAAATGCTACATTAACTTCTGGAACATTAGAACTTAGTGGTGGAAGCCGCTTAAGTTATAGAGAGCATCCTGAGTGGAATATTCATACTAAGAACGCAATCTATAATAACTACACCAGAGTGGAGTTTGAGAACTAATGAGAGGCGAAATAGAAGTTTGGAGTGGTAATAAGCTCCTTATAAAAGAACCCAATATGATTGTAGATGGGGCTGGTGAGCTATTGGCAGATATAATGACAGCTTCTAGATCGCTCTCTGGTATTAATAATACTGCAACATCTGCTATTCTAGATGCATCAAACTATAGAATTCAAGCTATTTCTTTTGGTACTGGAAAAGAAGCATATAATCAAGGTGCTCATAAAATGGATGCTAGTAAAGCATCTTTATATCAATCCACAGCATTTTATGGGTGGAATAGAGTTAACATAAGCGGTATAGTTCCATTAGTTAATATAGCATCTTCAACAGAATACTTTTTACAACAACCAATATCTTATCAGCCAACTGGAATGCTCCCAATAGCTCCAGACCCATCTCTTACAGTTCTAGAACCTAACATAGCTATGAATGCAAAGGTGGGTGGTATTTTTGTAAGTTCAGTATTCCCTCCAAATGGACAACTGACAAACTTCTTACCATCAGCTATAGCAAGTTCCATGATGGCTAATACTGTGTTTAGCTCGACTACTTCTGGATTAGCTGCTGCCGCTTTACTAGGATGCTTCCCTGATGGTAGTGGTGCAATCCCAACTGCCAGCAGGTATTCAAGAGTATACTTAAGAACAGATCGAGATGATAGCACTACAAATATTCAAACTGCTGGATATACTACCATAGGTGGAGTATTTAACGCTGCAAGTTCTATGGATGTCTCTGGGTACGTTAATATGATAATGTCTAGCGTTCCTAGAGTAGGCTACTCTATGAGCAGTACTTCTAGTGG